GTCGCTGAGGCGTCTGGGCGCGAGGCCCCTGGATATCTGCTGCTAGTGGATAGAGGGGGCCTCTGCATTTTGGGGCGAAAGTGGCGACGGAAAGTGCTTGACAACCCCATACTACGTCGTTGTACAATTGGGTCACTATGAGCAAATCGATAATAGTTGAGATTGTTCGATACCAGCATCATTGCGAACGTTGCGGGCGGGACTGGGAGTCCCTATCACCCAATCCTATAGCCTGCCGCTACTGTAAGTCCTACCTTTGGGATGAACCCCGGGGGCGCGCAACGGAGGCTCCTGATGCCCTGAGTACGGATTGCGGAGGGGGTCCAGCGAGCCTGATAGGATCTGGAGATTAGCTATATGATTACTGACCCAAGGCTACTCGACAAGAAACAGGATAAACAACGTGGTGGGCATCGGGGTAAAAGCCAGCGCATGGTGGACACCATCACCAAACTTGACCTAGAGCGCATTGGTGAGCATATCATCCAACCCTGGGAGGAAGATGAATTCAAGCCGCTCCTAAAATATAGGGGCACCTATACTCTTGGTGGGCTAAAGTCTCTCTACAATCTCTTTTGTGCAGCTATGGAGATGGAGGTGCCGACCATTGGCACTCTCAGTACTATTACCAAAGATAATGACTACTCGACTTCGGAGCATGATGGCGTATCCCGACTTGCTCATCTTACGGGCTTCCACTCTATAGTCCAAACGCCACGACTTCATTCCTTTGGCACTAGACTACTGAATTATCCAGAAGTTATGGAACGAACACCTCATCTGCGCGAGTACCTTCAGTTCCTCAAAGAGCAAGGCGGGCTGCGGGCAGTCACCCTGACACTCATTAGGAGATATGCTCCGAGAACACCAGACATTCTCATCAATCCCATATGGCCATATATTCGAGAGGATACACCACAGGACGATATGGGCATGGATTTGTTACAGGCCGTAGACGCCCTGGTTAATCGGTCTCTTCCAAAAGAGATTCGGGAGGACGCCTGTCAAGACTTGATGGTAGCCTTGCTAGAAGGAAAGACTACACTGGCAAACCTACCCGATAGTATGCCGGGGATTTTGAAGGCCAACTTCCAGAAGTTCCCTATGCGCTATGAAACGGGTTCCCTATGGCGTGGCGGTACTGCCTCATTAGACCGCGTATTCGGTCAAGACGATGAGCGGACCCTAGCTGATTTAATGCCGTCTCACATGGGGATTGAGGACTCTCTTTGCTGGGGCTGCGAGGGATCTAGCAACATCTATTCTGACGGCCTTTGTGAGCCATGTTATATCCAGGTGATGAACACCGCCCATAAGAAAGAGGCCATTCAAGAGTATTTTGACCACACGCCCATGCCTGTGCATCGCTCCGTATCTGTCAATGACGCGGTAATCGAGATGTTGGCGCAAGAGGGGAAAAGGCCAAGGGAGCGGGCGGGACTAACTAACCACACAAAGCACACTCGCCGAGACAGAGTGCTTGATACTGGCGTAACGCAAAGACAGGGAGCGCGAACCAAAATGCCTATTGATGACAAAGAGTATGTTTATGGGTCTAACGTTTCTGGTGGTGGGCACAGTGCTGAAAAGGCAAATCGTACGCGGAGCTCTCGTTATCAGAAGCGGGCAGTGACATAACTCAGGAGATTTCTGATGAGTATTCAGTTGATGGCAGATATATTCAACCTGAATTTGTCACCAGGACTCAAGCTGCTCCTTCTCTCCCTGGCCGATAATGCTAACGACGCTGGACATGCTTGGCCTTCCCAGGACACCTTAGCAATTAAGGTTTCTGCTACCACACGGTCAGTCCGAACACAGACCGGCATCCTGGAAGCTGAGGACTGGTTGTCTATAACCGAGGCTGCGGGTAGAGGTCACGGGATTCACTACTACCTGAATGTAGAAAAGATACGAGAGGAAGCTACCATAAGAAAGGCGGAAGTTGGTGAAATAAAAGCGGAAAAGGCGGAAGTTGGTGTAGAAAGGCGGAAGTTGACGACACGAAAGGCGGAAGTTGGTGTATCCGGGAACCATCAAGAACCATCACAGAGAACCATCAATAAGGAAAATAAGAACCCTTATAATCCCCCTAAAGGGATTGTGCCACCTTTACCGAGTTCAGATATGAGAGTATGTAGCTATTGTGGATGTGGGACGAAGGATGATCCACGCGGAGGCTTTACCTGGGATCACTTTCTCCCACAGAGTGAAGGTGGACTAGAAGGAGAGAATTTAATTCTGTCCTGCAATGCATGTAATAATATCAAAGGCAAAGCTATCTTTGATACCATTGAAGAAGCGCGTCTCTATATCCACAAAAAGCTATGGAGTAAACCTCGGCAACGCTGGATTGACCATCGACAAATCGCCTTTGATGGGTTGCCCCCACCTTTTGTAGATAATCATTTCCAAATCTTCTACCAACTCTACCCACTCCACGTCTCCCGCGTGGAAGCCGAGAAAGCGTGGACTAAACTGCGCCCCTCACCTGACCTGGTTGACACCATCCTCCAGGCCGTCAAAGCACAAACAGCCTCAATCTGGCGTGACCACATCGCAAAGAAAGAATTGCAGTACATCCCCTACCCTGCAACCTGGCTGAGAGGTCAAAAGTGGGACGACGAGATACCCGATGTCAGCACAGATGAAAGGCAAAATGGCAATAAAGCGCCTGGCGTTGACGCCAGGGAGTGGATTAGGCGGCATGGCCTACCAGGAACCCACGCAGAGGTTTGACGGTGGCAATACTGGACTATCCTGTAACAGGACTGGGATGAGATGGTGAAGTGGCGTGTAGGGCTTTATTCGCACGTTTTGAGGCATACCATGGGGCGGCTGTACCCCCCAACGGAGAGTGAGCGATGGTGAAGTACCGGCTTCTCGACACCTTCTGCGGTGCTGGTGGTGCAACAAAAGGCTACCAGATGGCCGGCTTCGAGGTAGTCGGCGTGGACATCAAGCCTCAGAAGCACTACGTTGGCGAGCATTTCATTCAGGCCGACGCCCTGGACGTGCTCTATGCCTTGGCGCATGGCGACTGCTGGGACGACCAGGACGGCCACACATGGCATCTGGAGGACCTTGACGCCATTCATGCAAGCCCGCCGTGTCAGGGATACTCCATAATGAACAACCTGCCCTGGCTGAAAGGCAAGGAATATCCCTTGCTTATTCGGCCAATCCAGGAAGTCCTGGAGAGCATTGGGAAGCCATACGTCATTGAGAATGTCATGGGAGCGCGGCAGAGAGCGAAAGGGTTGATGAAGCGGGGCCTGGAGGTTCATGGTCTTGAAGCGGGGTTTTTGTGTGGCTTCATGCTCGGTCTGCCCTTCCCGCGACATCGCCTGTTCGATAGCAACTTCCTATGGCTCGCACCCGAACATCAAGCACACAGAGGGAGATCCCCCATCATCTTCCCAACTCAATCGGGCAACGTCGACCCTTTTTACAAGGACGGTAAATCTATTGTAGGAGCAGGAAATAAGGGTAAGGGGTCGGGTCTCAGGGTATGGCAAAATGGTCGGGATGTTGGGGTGGGACATGCCAAGGGCTGGCACAGGGTAGCCGAAACGATGGGTATAGACTGGATGGCTCGGACTGAGCTTACCCAGGCCATCCCACCAGCCTATACCGAGTTCATTGGTAGACAGCTAGCTGNNTNNCTCAGGAGGATGAGCGATGGTAAAGTGGGGCAGTAGCCGATTCCACAGATGCCCCGTTTTGCCGTCCAGGGAAGTGCTGGCGTTCCGAAAAGGCTGCAAATGACTACGGAATCTTACGGACATTGCTCTCAATGTAGGAAGGTGGCTCTTCTAGGTGATGGACTATGCGTGCATTGTTGGGATGGGGAAACACCCGTAATTATACCTATTGATGCCCATAGGACGGTTGAGGTCAGCACAAAGCGGGACTTCAAAGCAGTAGCACGAGTGATTGCCCCTCGTCTACAGAAGCCCCGACGACCATTGCCCCCTCCCAGGAGAATCCCCCAACGCTACGGGAACGCTCGTAGCGGTTATCTTCCCCTCATAGCGAGCAGACTCATCCTGGGTGACTCCCAGGTTGCTATTGCGAGGGATTTGGGGATTACCAAGCAACGGGTGAGTCAGCTTTGTAAAGCATTGAAGCTGGAGGTAAACTTGCATTCGGCAAGGCACAGGCGTATCTCATTCCCTGTGGAGGTCTTTTCCGATGCCATGTTCATCCAACTGGCTAAGAGTGTGGCGATGAGAAAGGGCGATAATCGTGACGCCTGAGAGTCCAAGAGCAATAAACGGGACATCGGTATCATTGCCCCCTGGACACCTGTGGTAGAATCAGAGTGTGCTGGTGGCGAAAGAGAGACGCCGAAAGGGAATTAGGCTGAATCCTGGTAACAGGAACTGACCATGACCGTCCCTGGGAGAATGGCCCAGGGCCAGCACTAGACACCTGTGGTAGAATGAGGGTGAGCTAATAGCGACGAGGACGCGTCAGTAATCGTTATGAGGCTGGACGGAGCCGAAATAGGGGTGTAACCGTCACTTGAACCCCTGCCAATAGGAGGTCTATAGATGTCGTACAAGGCACGTTGCATCGGTTGCGGGAAATACCGTGTGGTCGTACACGAGGGCGAGGACGGGTCTCAGTGCAGGGAGTGCACACCCACCGAGGCTGAGATATCGTTCCGTGCAGCCCTGAAGATGGCGGCCACCTCCCCTCGATACATGGAACTGCAGGAAGCGTTTAGACATGGCAAAGAATCTTGACCCCGTGACTGGGCTGACGCCTCTCCAGCAGGCGTTTGTCTCCGCCTTTCGGCTGACTCATTCTGGCTCGAAGTCTGTTCGCATGAGCTGTCCCAAGGCGACAGGGTGGACGACAGCACGGATTGCAGAGCGAGCCAAGGGGTTCATGGCTGTGTCGGCAGTGAAGGCAGCAATTGCTAGGGATGCGGGGGAGGACGGCAGGGCGGCTGGTCTGGACAACCAGGGCATCCTCCGGCAGTATCGAGAGCGGCTGGACACCAACATCACGGACTTGGCAGACTGGGATGGGCGTCTTCTGACATTCAAGCCATTTGACCAGTTGACCCGTGCCCAGGCGAATGCGATTGAGTCTGTAAAGCAGCGTGTGGATCGTGACGGTACCGTCACGTTTGAGCTTCAGATGTACAATCGTGACGCGCTCCTGGTTGATGCGGCAAAGCGGTTGTGGCCTGTGAAAGGGCAGAGGGAAGAGGGGGAAACGCCGCCTGGTCAGACGAACATCTTCTTTGGACTCCCGTATGACGTACTGGTGTCGTTGAAACAACTGGCGCTCAGTGGGCGCATTGAGCAAGTCCTAGAACTCGTGGCGAAGGAGGTCCAGTGACGGCTTGCCAATGGGCTATACGAACCTACCCCTATATCCATCGTACTTGGTGGCGTAGTGTCTGGCACCGGTGTTTCGGGCACGGCCTGGTCTCAGGATTCCTTTACTGTCCAGCAGGGCAGGCTGACGGACGAGGAGATAATCGCATTGGAGGAACCCTGGGATGATGCTCGAAATGACCGCTACCCGCTTCTTCCGCCTATGCCAAGAGCCATAGCCGACGTTGCGACGGCGAAGGCGCTGTGGGCATGTGTGGAGTGGCTACAGGACACAGACTTCGGCCCAATAGCGGGCGTTCTTCTTGGGCAGCAAGCACAAGACACCGTAAAGATGGTGGTGTTGAAGCTGTCAAATGCGCTTTTAGAGGCCGGCATCCCGCGACCAGAGCCCGGGGAGGTGGGATGATGGAACCAATCATAACGCTCAGGTCTGATAACGTAGACGGCTGTGATTGGGAGGAGTGTCTGGGGACAGCCTTTCTATTGGCTACGGAGATTAACGAAGGGCTACGGGACGAAGTTGAACTCAGAAAACTCATCCAGGATTGGTGGTATGAGACCCTGGATAACCCTCTAACCTGGAGGGTGGAATGACCCTGCAGCCGATAGGGGGGAGTCGGTGGGGGCAGGGAGAGGCCGCCGTCACTGTTCTCTATCAGCCTCGCATTGTTCGGGAGAAGCGGGGCGAGGGCTGGTTGACGGTATGGTATCAGCCTATGTGGATGTAATTTGGAGACGAAAAGACACACATGGCCACAGGCGCCGACAACCCTAATCGTCAGTGAAGTGAGGGGAACCGTAATGGATATCAACGAGGCGAAGCTGACGGAGGAGGAGATGTGGGGCGCACTGCACCCCATATCTTTGGGAGATTGTATTCAAGAGGAGGCCGTACGTTCCGTAGCCGACGTTGCGACGGCGAAGGCGCTTCAGGTTGCAGGCAATGCCCTGCGAGAGGTGTGGCGAGACCTCTACGGGGAGGGGTTTGAATGTGACAACCCCGCTATGGAAAGAATCCTGGAGTTTGCTAAACGATTGGATGCGGGTATCATACGTCCAGAGGAGGTTGTGCATGACTCGTATTGAGCGTATCGTGATGCTGGCCTTTTGTCTCGTCTTCATGGGGCTCGCGCTGGCAGGGATATTGGCAACGCGTTTCGTGCCATAGGGACGGGGGGCATCGTCAACATGATGGACACTGCTCTGTTCGTTAAGCAACTTGACGCGGCGGCGGCGCAGCAGAACTTTGGCGACTACTGCGCTTTCGTACACGATAGGCCGCTCTACCCCCATCAACTCGCTTGGGCGCAGGAACTACAGAAGCCAGCCTCACGCACCCTCATTGTAGCCCCGCCTGGTTCATTGAAATCCACCCTCTGCGCTTATTACGTCGAATGGTGTATTGGGCGAGACCCGGATGACACCACGCTGTATCTGATGAACACTGCGGCTCAATCCATGAGGCAGGTGATGTCCATCGAGGATACGATTGAGCATAACACCCGATACCGCGCTGTGTTTCCAGAAGTGCAGCCTGATAAAGAGCGCGGGTGGAGCAAAGACACCTTGTTTGTGAAGCGTAAGGACACCAATAACCCCTACGCCACGCTTTATGGCACAGGTATTGACGGGCCGTACCAGGGAGTTCATATCAACCGCATCATCATAGACGACCCCACGGACCAGCAGGACATCATCTCTGAGGCCACGATGACCCAGCAGAGGCAGCGAGTGAAGGGTGTTATGGTGGACCGCTTGAAGCCAGGTGGGAACATCTTTGCCATACTGACTCGGTGGGGCATCATGGACTTGACCTCCGACTTGCAGCAGATTGGGTTGCGTCTCATCGAGAACCCCGCCGAGGGTAAGTACCTCTGGGGCGACCTGCTCTGTCCTGAGCTTTTCCCTCGGCAGGAGTTGTCTGCCCTCAAAGCCCAGAAGGGTGAGGGGATGTACGCCATGACGTACATGTGCAACCCCTCCATCCTGGCGCGCCAGACCAGCTATTTTGACGTGGACGCCATGACCGCCATGCTGGACGATTGTATGGAACCCAGGGAGATGGTACGGGGCCTGATTTCCCTCTGGCGGAAGCCAGTGGTAGCAGGCAGGTACATTCTTGGCGCTGACACCGCCTGGGGTAAGACAGGGAGCTTTGGGTGCGCCGCCGTGTCGGACTTCGTGACGGGAGAGCAGGTAGCCGAACTGCACGGCAGGCCGCACCCGGACGACATGGCGCAGGAGTGCTTTAATCTGCACGTCATGTATAACCACGCCTACACGGGTCTGGAAATAGCGGGTGATGGACAGGAACGGGATGGGGAGAGTGTCGTTGTGGTGGACAAGGTGGTCGAACTGTTCAAGCAGTGTGGCAGCCAGTGT